GTGACCATTTCAGGTCAGCTTTGTCTTCTGATGTTAATTGAAGCTATGAGTTTTTTAAAAGTCAAAGTTATAAATGCAAACACCGACGGCATCGTAATTAAATACAACAGAATAAATCAGAAAATTCTAGTCGACAGTGTAATTGAGCGATTTCAAGAACATTGCCAATTTAAAATGGAAAAAACTTACTATGAGGCGCTTTATTCCAGAGATGTTAGTAATTATATCGCTTTGAAAAAAGAAAATGGCGACCAGACTTCTAAATTTGTAGACCGTAAGCTTGCGATAAAAGCTAAAGGCGCTTTTGCTTTTAGGGGCTCTGCTTTGGATAGCGTATTATCGAAAAATGTAGAATTTTCAATATGCATTGAGGCACTATTGTTTAAAATTAAAAAAAATATAGATGTCGAGACTACTATTAGAAATTGTAAAGATGTTACTAAATTTTTAGCAATTAGAGAGGTTCGAGGTGGCGGGGAATTCCGAGGGGTTTATGTTGGAAAAATTGTAAGATTTTACATATCTAAACAATCTAATGACAGCCTAATTTACACGACTTCTAAAAATAAGGTTGCCAATAGTGATAATTGCGTCCCTATGATGAAGCTCTTAAAAGACCTACCTGAAGATTTAAATTATTCTTTCTACATTCAAAGAGCTGAAGATATGCTATTTAAAATAGGATATATGCGCATTTGCGATCTTTTAGAAGATTGAAATTTAAAGAAGCTCTAAAATGAAACTTGAAATTGGCACAAAAACAGGCTCGCCGCTCGAAATAACTCTAGTTGTTGGATTGCCGAAAGAGTCCCGCAGTGTGCCAAATTCATATCGATTGCCACCAGTTGCCGCGTCATAAAGCTCCCAGTTATTCATTGTTCCCCAATTCGAGCCTGCTGTGCCGAAATTTATAGCAGCGTTGTTGCTAACTTGACCTGTTGCACCCGAACTTACCGCCGTTGAGCCTGCACCCTGCGTACCGCTAACGTTAGATAGGCTTAGAACAATTGGCTGTCTTGCATATCCACTCCCAGCCAATTCAATTCCTGCCGTTGAGGCGGTCGGAGCGGATGAGCAAAGCGCTAAATAGAGTGTCCCCGCCGGTGTAAATGTTTGCCCACGGTGTAAATAATCGTGGAGTTTGTTTCTGAGATAATCTGAAAATGCCATTCTTTCACCTTCTTATGTATTTAAATTTTTAGCCAAAATGTCTGTTTTATTTTCGCTTTGCCTTGTTGTGCCTAACCAAAAAGCAAGAGCTGAAGTAAAACCGCCACTTAATTGCCCAATCATGTAGACAATAATATCGCGGTTAACTGTGGGCACATCGTGTTTCAAAAGTAAAAGCAAAGTCCCTGCAAAACACACTACAATGAAAACGGTAAGAATCGCAGGGACTTTGCTTTTATTTGAAGATTGCAATTGTCTTGCATTTGCCCTGTCGCCTGCTGCAATTGCCTCAAGATCGCTAATTTGCTTATAACCCAAAGTCTGCATCTGTACTGCAAATTCCTGATCTGCTTTTTTTAAGGCCATCATCTGATCAGGCGTTGCCCCGCTGAAGGCTTGCTTTAAAGCAGAGGCTGTGCTTTCTTTGGCACCCAGCGCGGTTGCAGCAGCTTCCATTGCCATGCCGCCTAAAGGGCCACCCAAAGCAGTCCCAATCCAAGGGGCGACAGTTGAAATTACAGATTTCCAGTCCATTTTATTTATCTGCCTTTTTTTCAATTTTATTTAAAAACTGCTCAAACTTATTATCCAATTTATCAGATAGGTCTTTATTAGATTCATCTATTTTATCGAAAAGCTCTTTTATAATTCTTTCAAATCTTTCACTTTTGACATAATTTGAAGCAGCGTAAACTTCGTGCTTTTGCATTTTATCTGAAATTTCGCGGGTTTCTTGTTTTAAATCTTTAAAAGAATTGTAACTTATTTTCATAAGAAACCCCAAAAGCAAATTTAAAATAAATAAAAATCCATTTACAACATTTTGTTCCATTTTTTTTCACTCTTTTGCATGTTTTAAAATTTTACAAATTCTCTTGACCCAACCTTTACCAAAACTATCCCAGTTTTTGATATTTGTAAAATTTAAAAGTCTTTTTTGATTCAATAAGATTGCAAACTCGTAAGGGTCTACCAGTTTAATGTGAGCCATAGTCTTAGGCCCAATTATGCCGTCAACGCCCCCAATGGGGAAGCCAAATTCGCTTAAAATTTCTTGCATCACCTCAACGGCCTTTTTTGGGCCCGAGTTTACAGCGTAATCGAAAACTGAGTATTTTAAAAATTCAGGGAGTTCGGCACATCTGCACGCATCCCAATAATCTTTTTTATATATTTCTTTTGCTTGATCTTCTGTTAAATTTTTTATATTCAAATTTGGGTAAGCTCTTTTTGAGATTCCGAATTTAGTTTCTCCTCCAGGGTCTTTCGGGTTATTGGAATACCCGCCTTCAAAATCTATCAAGAGTGAAAAAGATTTTTCAAAATTCATAACGTTCACCTTTAAAAATAACCGGCATCGTAATCGTAAACCCTAGAGTCTTCTTCGTGGCATTTAATGGAAACCTCATTTTTACCTTGAGGTGAAATTTCTATAATTTTGCAAATTTTAACTAAAGAGTTTGAATTTGACAATTGGAATTTAGTTCTTTCATAATTGAAGTCCGTGTTTATGTAAAAGCCTGCCCCTTGCGAAGCATTTTGTAATATAAAAGAAGTTTCGCTGACGGGTTGTATCAAATATGGCCCTCTATAGTCCCCTTGAAGAGAAGAAAACGAAACTTGATTATTTGAGCCGTAAGTTAACTTTTCAGAACTTGTGACAATTTTATTTTCTTCATCATATGATATAACTTCCCCGTCCTGCCCCCAATTTAAAAGATCAATACTTACAGATACTAAATCTCCGTATGAGCAAATCAGACCTTCCATTTCTGTAGTAAAGGATATTACTTTTCTTCTATAAAATTCTCTAGCTGCAATGAAGGCGCATTCCCTTTTGGCTTGTTTTTCATTGGTGATGCCTTGAATTAAAGACTGCCTTGATATTTTAGAACTGTAGGTGTTTAAAAACCCAGGGGAGTTTACAGTAACCCAATCAGAAGACCATCGGTTTTCATTAAAATATTCTAACTCGTATATTTCAGGAGAATCTTCATCAAAAAATGAATACTCGATTAAAAAAGAATCCTTTTTTATATTTCTTTTTGAAAACAAGAAAACTGGTATTGGTTGTTTTTCGTCTCTAATGAAACTTATCTTATTTACTTTTATAACAGGTTTTGTTCTGCAAACATTCAGAACCGCTGAAATGGCTGCCCACACGTTTGTTTTTTTGTCAAAAACTCCGTTGAATTCATCGAGTCTTGATTCGCAGGTCTGAGAGAGTTGATACAAGGAGTCAAGATCAATGTGGGTGTCTGCTAGCCCTTCACTGTAGACTGAATTCCTGAGTATATCAGCAACAACCCATGCGGGGTTTGAAGTTGAGTTAGGTACTGTAGACCAACCCGCTTGAGGGTTCCATGTTGGTAATTCTACAGACATAATTATTGAAAATTTACGCTGAGATTCGCTTGAAAGCTGTGAATCTGCTTTAATTGACACCCCCATAAAATTTGCGTCAGATGGAAGTGAAAGAGAATTATTAACGTATCCTTTTAAGCCAGTCCATTGAATCTCGTTTGCGACTCCAGGCGATTGGATTTTTTGATTGATTCTAACACCTCTAACCTCATATCTTCCAACAGCGACCGAATGAAAATAAGTTTTCCTGATTACATCTATTGTTGCGTCGGTTATGTTTTTTGTCGCCGTCCCCAAATTAAACCAAAACCCTATAGAATTGCCTGCATCATCAATTAGCCTTGCTTGAAAATCAAATAAGACAGTGACCAGACCGATAGTTCCATTGGGGTTGGTTCCGTAAAGACCTCTAGGTAAAACAACATCTAAGGCGATTGAGCTCACAGCAACCCCCGGGCCGCAAACGCTAAAGCCCCCTGAAGGCTTATTATATTGAAGTTCTATGTTTGAAACTTCGGGGGCTGTAATTACATCTCGATAGACATTTCCAATTGCCTGCGATGGGAAGTTCGGCCCTTGGTATTGAATATCTACGTTTGAATAACTAGATATGTCTGTATCGTCTATTAAAATTTTCAAAATTTTAAAATTTCGGTTGGCTCCGATGCAAAAAATAGCTTTGTAAATTTGTTCATTTTGAGTGTTATATTCAATATAATTGTGGCAAGCTAAATCAGGCACCAAAATGTGAGTGCCGTAAATGACGGGAACGGACTCATTCAATCTCATCCTGTTCCCAGAAAGAGAAATATTATAAGTCGGAGAAGGGGATTTATCGTTTTCATTCGGGTTATTTATATTTATTCTTTTTGCTAAATATAAACCTGCAACGATTGAAACTGTAAGTAGGCTGTAAACAAACCAAGGGGCTGCTAAAAAAGATGTGGGCACAGCTTTGAAAATCAATTCGTCTTTTTCTGAAATTTCGCAATCCCAATCATCCCGACTTACGGGCTGACCGTTAAGCACGCAGATGTAAGGGCCTCTCCAAGATGGTTGTAAACTTTCAATTGTTCTAGATTTATCGTATGAAATAATTTCACAACAATCTTCTTCAAAGCAATTGAATTGGTATTTAACTCTCAACATAATTTATAAAATGTCAAATTCTGCCACATTGGAATTTTTAAAACATCTTTTCCTAAAACACCATCAGCTCTTTGGAAAACCACCTGCCCCTTATTCCCTTTGCCCATTGCGTGCAAAACACCGCCAAAATTTTCGTTTATCTTA